AACAGCTAGTCAGTTAAATCGTAGCGCGGTTGAAGAAATTGAATTTGATCACAGTCATATCTCAGGCGGCATTAGTAAGATTAACACAGCAGACAATGTGTTTGGTATCTTTACATCCAGAGCAATGAAAGAGCGTGGCAAATATCAAATTCAGTGTATGAAAAGTCGCAGTTCAACTGGTGTCGGGCAAAAGATCGACTTGGAATATAACATTGACACCATGCGGATCACGGACGAGGGCGGGGACGAGGGAACAGGTTATAACAAACCACAAAGCAGTATCATGGACACAATCAAGTCACGTAGTCAAGTTAAACCGGATCAAGGGGAAGAAACTGGCAATGTGTCTACCAAGTGGGAACGAGCCACTGGAACGCCAGCTTGGGAACAACCCCCACAGGACACAGCAAAGGTCACAGCGGATGTTCAAAGTGCAAAACTCAAACAACTATTGGGTCAAATTAAACAATCATGACCACGTGCATTGATTTAGTTAATATTATGAATCTAGAACTGGTCAAGCAGTCACAGCCTTGATCACAACATATGCAATTACAATGGCCTGGCTCAGTGAGCCACTGGTAATATTTCTTACATTGATACTGGCTGACCCGGCTGCACTTTGAGCATTTAACAAATATGAACCAGCAGTACCGCCTGATATGTGATTTAATACCAATACATCACCTGCAGAAATGGTGCTGTTGGTCAGGGTAAAACTAACAGTGGTGTCAGCTGCAAGTGCAGCCGCATTCATGGTAACTTGCCCACAATTGGCGTTTAATGTGACTGCTGTGGATTTGTTAGTGGCCTGCGTGACGGTGCCGCCTGCTCCTGTGCTATATCCAATTGCGTTACCTGTGCCGGCCAGCAATGGTCGATTTAAGTCAAACATTGTGATTGAGAATCCGTTGGTATTGGTCAAGAATGCAAATTCAAATGTACCCGGTTGTGCAAAGGTAATCACACTGCCCGAATATCCTTGTACCCCAATGGTACCTTGATTTACTGCTGCTGGTAAGGTAACAGTTCGTCCGGCAATATCAATGATCAATTGTATTCTAATCAGTCCCACAGTTCCTGACACTGGAAAATTGCTAAAACCCAAACTTATATTGCCAGTGGTTGAAATGCTTTGATACAGCCCTGCACTGTAATTCACAGCAATTGAGCCAGACGTTGCAGTGATGTTCACTGCTGTGGCAGAAAAATCTCGTATGGTAGCAGCATAAATCAATGCATCATTCATGTTGTTGTCCAATGTAGTACCAATCAATGCAGCCTTCAAAACCACTTTGAGTTGTAAATCATTAATTTCGTCTTCTGCATAGCCAAAATTGTTTTGAATATTTGTGAAGTTATCTCGAAACCCTTGTGTGTTGTTGGGTTGGCCGGCAACAGGATAGTTGGTCACAATGTCGTTTGGATTGATTTGGCTGGTCATGATTGGTCCTTTAAGCAGTAATAGATATTTATTAGAATATAAAATACACTAAATAATCCAAAGGTCTTGTACACAATGCAAAAGAAAACACGAAGTATACTAGAAGAATTAGACAGCATGTATGTTCAACGAGATTCTCGATTGATACTTGAAAATCGTGCTGATAATCTCATACAAAGTGCCATACGAATACTGGAGCAAATTGAACAAGAATTTCCGGCCGAACAAGCTGAAAATCTCACACGCAAGTTTCTCAATGCCATACGTTTGAAAGATGCAGGAAAGTTTTCAAGATCTGTAAGGAAAACACATGCGGATATATGAAATAACTCAAAAAAAACTCACCAATGAGGGCACACTGGGAGGCCTTGCCGGTGCAGTGACAAAAAGTTTGACAACAAATGTATTGGGTTCTGGAGTAAGTCCAGCATTCAACGGCACACCTCTGAGCTCAGGGGAACGACAGGCCGCTGGGATGGCTCAGTCACAGGCGCTGATTGGACCCATGAGCACACAGGCTCAAAAAGTATGGAAACAAGAATTAAAAGATATGATTGCAATCACCCCTGGAGCACTATCGGTGGCAGACTTAGATGCAACAAAGATTGATATAGAACTGAGAAAATTGATCAATCAGTTAACAAAAGAGGATACTAGAAAATTAATCAATGCAACCGATGCTGATGACCCAGAAGGACAACAAGAGATACTTGCACAGGCACTGGATGACGCCAGTGTAGAAATTATCAAGCAAAGTCAGATAAAAGGCACACCCAATTTGCCAGCAGCATGGGATAAAATGGCTACATTGATTGTGCAGACACAAAATGTCATGGCCAATTCTAAGAAGGGCACTCAGAATATAAAGCCAGCGGTGCTCTCCACTGGTTCGGACGGCAAACCGTTGTTTGATGGACACCCGTACAACAAAAATGATCCGGCACACCGTGCCGCAGCAAAAATCATAGGGCAAAATCCAGACACCTGGGTGCCCGGGGTGGCAACTCCGTGACACACATGAAATATTTAACAACGTTATTTGAGGGCGGGAATGTATTTAAAGACAGTGTGGGAGTTCCACTGACCAAACGAATTAATCAGTCTGATGTGCCTGCCACAGTGCAATGGCTGGAACAAGTCACAGGGCTAGATCTCAATGGGCCACCAGATCCAGCCACTGGATACCCGTCTAGGTGGCTGGGCTCAACTGGAAAAACTCCCACATCAGGCGACCTTGATCTTGTGGTAGATTCCAACGAGATTGCCAAGGCACAACTCAAGACCAAGTTAGATCAATTTATTTCCAGTCAGGGGCAGGATCCTAAAGAATGGGTTCGATTGACCGGCGAAGCAGTGCATTTCAAAACACCCATTGCCGGGCAAGCCAATCAGGGATTTGTGCAAACAGACTTCATGTTCATGTCTGACGTGGCCTGGGGAACATTTTGGTTAAGCGGCGGCCCAAGCAAGTACAAAGGCGTGTATCGTAATATATTAATGAGCTCAATAGCAAAGGCTCTGGGACTCAAAGCAAGCGCCAAGGGCATAATTAGTCGAACGTCTGATCAGGTGTTGACACTAGACCCTGCCCGTGCTGCCAAGTTATTACTGGGACCCAAGGCAACTGTGGACATGCTTTCCACAGTGGAAAACATCTATGCTGCAATGTCACAGGATCCTGATCGAGACGATAAATTAAAAGATTTCCGAGAATATCTAGCTCGCGAAGGCATGCAAGAACCCACCACTGTGGCTGAAAGTGATGTGAATTTTCTAGCACGACTGCGTGATCGTATTATTAATCGCGGATATGTTGCCCTGGTGGAAGCCGAGGAGGCCGGAGTTGGCGGCCGAGCCAAAGGCATTGAACATCTTGAGGATCTAGTGTTCCGTCGTGGCACACAAGGCATTGCTGATGCAATAGAAATTGTACAGCATGCTACTGAAAATCCACAAACCACCACAGCCAAGTGGGATGGCAAGCCTGCTGTGATATGGGGTCGTAAACCCTCTACTGGTGAGTTTGTGCTAACAGACGGATCAGGATTTGAAGCCAAAGGATACGATGGTCTGGCCACAAGTCCACGCATGATGGCGCAGATACAAAGCACTCGCAGTGGTGATAGGACCGAGTTGGTTCAGTTGTATGCCACACTATTTCCGGTGTTAGAAGCCACCTTGCCCACAAACTTCCGTGGTTATGTCAAGGGTGACTTGTTGTACATGAACACACCCCCAGAAATTGCTGGAAACTATGTGTTTCGTCCCAATACTGTTGAGTATAAAATTCCAGCTCGAAGTTCCTTGGGTCAACGCATAGGTAACAGCAATATGGGTATTGCTGTGCATTCAATGTATGCAGATGCCGGCGACGCCAGACAACCACTTGCTGGGGTAACATTCAATCCGGTACCGGGATTGATGTTAGAACGTCCAGCAACTCCCAAAGCATTGGCAGCAGAGCCAACCAAAATCAAAGCACTCAAGCAGTTGATTCGGTCTGACGGTGCTGGCATTAATACATTGTTTAATCCTGCCGAGCTAAAGGCACACAAGATTACAGACTTGGCCAAACTATGCGTGGACTATATCAACACCAAGGTAGGCACCCCACTTAACCCTGCTACGTTGTTACCAGAGTTTGGTGAGTGGTTAAAAATCAAAGTAACAGCACAGAAATTTCGAAACATCATTGAATACTTGGAAAGTCCAACATCTAACACACCTGCACTGGCAGCTGCATTCACTGCATTTATACAATTGCATGACTTGAAGATGGACATCTTAAAGCAAGCGGATCTTGAGCATCCAGGACAAGAAGGCTGGGTCATGGCCACGCCTGCAGGCTATGCCAAAGCTGTAAATCGATTTGATCCCAATGCATTTGCTGCTCAAAATCGACAGAGAAATAATCCGCAACCCACATGATTTTTACCAAAAGGCTAAATAAGTGCAGGGTCAATGAACCCACTAACTTAAAGGAAATTTATCATGGCATATTTAACACCCGTAAATGGTGACTCGCAACCGGTATTTGCAATTGACACACTTAATGGTCCAATTGCTCCCGGTACTAGCACTTCTGGTACCCCAGTCAATTTGGCTGGCCCAAAGCTGGATTTTTTCCAGATCACTTGCGCTAACACCAACGCAACTCTGCAAGGTGTGAACGGTTATGTTGGCAACGTTATTCGTGCAATCCAACAAACCAGCACAGTTGCAATGTATCAAGTTGATGGTGTTCAGATCAGTGTTGGCGTGTTCCCAACAGGCGCATACACTGCTGGTACTATCTTGACTGCTGCTCAAACTGCCACCGTTGCAGGCACAAACTCTGCCTCCAGTTCAACTGGTGTAGGCTTCAAACTGGCTACTTCTTAATCTCAATTGATTTAGCACTCAACCCCGGATATAAAAACCCCGGGGTTTTTTGTTGGGTTAAATACCCGTAGAATGAAAATTTTATGTCGTACTCTTTTTGACTGTTCGCACACTGGCACTACTGGGCGATTTAATGCAGGCAAGTTACCATACAACGACAATGTTGGCAATCTCATTGACGATCAAGATTCTTGGAATTATTCTAGAAATCAACAGCGCAACTGGGAAACATTGAATCAACTGATAAGTTTACGAACACAGCCGTATGATGTGCAGGTTGTGCTGTCGGACCCAGATACTTGGCAATTTGAATTTGAAGTGGAACAGTTGGATGTGTACGGAAGCGATAACAATTTGTCAGTATTATTAAATGAATGCAATGGCGTGCCAATGATAGTTGGACTGGGCGAAAAACTCACTAGATCAGCCACATTAATCACGTCTGGACCAAATCAAAGCATTTGGTTTAAACCCATAAATAATCCACTGGAGACCGATACCAATGGCTGATACAACTGATATTGAAAAGAAGAGTTTAGAAGCGCATGTTGAATTGTGTGCCGAACGTTATAAACTGCTGGAACTCAAACTTGAATCGTTACATGCCAGTGGATCTTCTTTAAAAGAAATGATCACTGATCTTCATGCCATGGTACAGGCCATGAGTGCAAAACGAAATGATCAATTGCTTGCCTGGGGAATGGGGGCCATTGGTGCATTATTGGCCACTATAGGCTGGTTGTTGACAACTTATGTATTTAAATGAATAAAAACAAAAAATTAGAAGCATTTGCAGCCAGAGAAATTGGCAATCTTAAAAATCAACTGATTGAGTCAGATGGCCGTGGAGGTATACTGGCATTTGGCAAGTATAAGATCACAACAGACAAGAGTCAGTACACAGTTGAAATCAAAAATCAATATCCACTGACATTTGGCAGCAAACGTAGCGCCATGAGTTGGTGCATAGCTGATCAACATAATCAGCACGCCCTGGCAAGAAATATACTTTTGTTAGATAACAAAAAGCATATGCTGTCAGCAGATATATACTGCCGACAAACAATAGCAGACCGTAGTAAGCATGAAGATTTTTATGAATCCGTTGTCATGAAGATTCAAAGTAAAATTGACTATGTGTTGGTATTGGAGACCGAATTAGAGAAATGTGTAAATTCGGCTAAATATATACAAATTAGAGGATTCTTAAATGAAACTGAAAGAACTGGCCGC